GAACACGGGCCGCCCTGGGCGACCTGGCCGCCACCGCCAGCCTCTAGCCGGGCGTCCGAGCTGGGGAACCAGTTTTTGTAGATGCGCCAGCCAGCGAAAGCGACAACCAACGGGACAAGCGCAATGATCCAAAAGTGATACGGGATTCGTGCTTTGTGGGTGTGCACCTCAGCACTGTGATAGAGCCCGTAGACGGCACGAGGGTAACGAAACTCATGCCGGATGGAGTCATCGCGCGATTTATCGCAGTTTTCCTTGATCGACGGCCACTCATGCACCGTCGCGGCTTGCGTCCCCCACTTTCGAACAACATGGAAATGCAGGCCGCACAACCGACGCACGTTGCTATCGATCAGCATCGGATGCTGAGTGATGAACACCAGATCGACGCCGAGGTGGCGGTGAGTCTCCAACTGCGCCACGTACGGAGGCACCACAGATCCGTGCATCCGGGGCCGAAACACCCGCTGGCACTCATCGATGACGATGATGCAGCCCGGGTTAGCCTTTGCGACCTCGGGCCACTTCTCGGGGTCAATCTCGGTCCACGGCAGCTTCAAATCCTTGATGCCACTGTAGAACACCAACCGAGACTCTTTCTCGGCCTTCGCCTTCACCCACGAGATAGCCCAGAGGGTCTTACCCGAACCGGGCACGCCAGTGATGACGACTTCCATTAGGACTTCAAAACCAGCTTGCGAATCGTGCCGCCGCTGCTAAGACCATCGAGCAGCATCCGAACGCCGAGCGCCGACACAAGCACAGCGATCCCGCTCCCCGCATTCATCGCAGACAGCACGGCCATTGACTGCGCAGCGAAGCCCGAGAAGCTGGACGCTATCTGCGACTTCAACCAGTTCAACGACGTGTCCATCCCCGTATAGGCCACGTACCCAAACCCAAGGCTAATGAGTACGCGACCAACGAACGAGCCCGCAGCCTGCACCAGCCCACCGATAAGAGCCGCGATGAAGATCGGCATTAAGACCTCCTGAAAACGATGAATCTCGCTGTGAGAAAACAAGCCGCCATCCAGGCAGCGCCCAGCAGGTTGAGGTACGGGCACCAACTGCTAAACGGCAGCACGAAAGAGTGCCCCTGCGCGGAGAACGAAACATCGGCCGGGCAGCCGCCCGACGAGCCGAACAACGGAACCGACGAGAGCTGAGACGAGAGCGTGATCGCCACCGCCTCCTCGGAGTTAGCGGGATGGTCGGACGGCCTGTCCCCAGCAGCCACAGCGGTAGTCCCCGCGTCGCTTTGCGTGGTGGTGGTCTCGAACAGAACGCAGTTCTTGATGTGTTGCTCGCGCGCTATGGCGCACTGCACAGCATCACCCTCGCACGAGAACCCAGCGGCACAAGAACCGCCGAAAGAGCCGCCAGACTCGGTGCCACCACCACCAGCGCCACCACCACCGGAGCCGGCCTGCTGGCAGATCGCAGCGGCGGGGTTTTGAGAACAGTACGTTTGCTGAGGCACAGTGACCGTGGTACTGCCGGTGGTGCTGCCGCTGCCGTTCGTGGTGGTGCTCGTGGTAGTGCAATTGCCGCCGCTGCACGTGGTGGTGCTCGTGGTCTGGCCGGTCACGTTGCCGGACGCATCGCGAGTGGTGGTGGTACTGGGCGGCACCGTGGTTGAGCCGCAGGCCACGCACACGGCCGCACCGTTGACTGTGCCAGGGCACTGGCCCGTGGGGCACGCGACAGGCGGCGGCGGGTAGTTGTCCGTCCCGGGCAAGCTAGCGCCGTCGCTGGGAGACGTTGACGAGGGGGTGGGCGGAGAGGTGGCCGGCGTGGGCGCAGTAGCGGTGGGGTTGCACCGTGAGCCGGTATTCACGCAGTTAGAGCGCACATACCACTGACCACCCTGCCACGTTTCAGTCACTGCCTCGGGCGTGCAGCGCACCGCACAACCTTGGCCAGCAGATCCACCGCCAGACGGATTGCACAGATTGAACGGCGACAGCCCAGGCTGCGAGGAGAAGGGACCAACGTTCGACGTTGAGCCACCACTACCAGCCTGCGGGCACGTGTACGAGACGACGCAGCCATCATTTGTCCCATTGGTTTGGTAGCCGCTGCTGCAGGTACACGAGCCGCCTGAGAGCGTCGCGTTCGACGGACACGACCCAGTGGACACGGGCGTCCAGTAGACACCGACGACAGCACCACCACCGGGAGGTCGGCACGCACCGACCGCGGTATCGAAGTAGTGCGAGCTGGTGAACTGCGCTTTGCAGTAGTTGACGTCGATATAGGACGCATTCACCGCAGGCCCACCGGACGGCCACATCCACGTAGCGCCGGTGGGCGGGAAGGCATGGACCACATGCGAGGCAAGAGCCCACAGCGTAGCGATTAGAAGAAGCCACCCTAGTCGTGAAAGACGATCCATGCAGCACCCGCCACCGCAAGAAAGACAAAGAATCCGTAGGCTTCCATAGCGAAGCGGGGGACGTTTCCGCCCCCCGCCCGGACTCACTTAGCGCGACGCAGGAGCTTGAACGCCCAGATGCCGATGAGCACGACCAGCACGGCGGCTCCGAGCGTGGCGGCGTCGGTGCCAGCCGTGGTGATGGCGGTCAGGACGGCGGCGGGCACTTCGGCGTGCGCCGGGGCAGACAGGGCCAGCAGGGCAGCCACGCCCAGGCCCAGGAACGAGAACAGACGGTTCATAACGAACACTCCACTTGCCGGTGCGACATTGCACCGGTTAGAAGCCGAGAGCCCCTAGCCGCTGCACTACTCATCCGTGGCAAACCGAGACCGCAGAAGGTCCATGAGCTGGCGGCAGCCCCAGGCCACCGCCCACACACCCGCTACAGCAAAGCCAAGCTGCGCGCCATCCTCGGGGGACAGCCGGAACGGGTTTGCAGCGAGTGCACCGTACTCAGCAGAGGTGAGGACCACGAAACCCGTGCAAGGGTCTGCCGCGGACTCCACGAGCTGACCCGAGCTGAGCACGACGCATTGAGGCATCAGCACCCCCGATCGCGAGCGAGCGCGATGACGCACACGCAAGCGGCGATGAACAGACAGCCGATCAACACGGAGGAGGTCTGCACGAGGTCGGACAACGAGTCCGCCGCGATCGCGATATGCAGCGCGTCCATGCTCAGCGGGCTCCCGCGGCAGGCACGGGGGTGAGGGACACGAGCACGGCCTCGATCCGGCGGCTGCTGAGGTTCGGGCGCAGCGCGAACGCGCCCGTGTAGTGCCCGGGCTTGACGCCCGAGCCGACCAGTTCCTTGGGCAGCATAAGCACGCCGACTTGATCGGGCTTGCCCTCATCCGTCAGCAGGATGCACTCCGCATCTTGCATCTTCCACGCACGGCCCTCTTTCATGCCCTCGCGGAGGTCGTTCACCTTGAGGATTTGGATCAGTGATCGCATACAGTCCTTTCCGGGGTATCGCACCCGCTACCGCTCCCAAAAGCAAGGGCGTGTGAATGCTGACAGATCGGAGAGCACCATGCAATTGGAAGAAATGATCGACCAATGCGCCGCGATAGCTGGCAGCCAGCGCAAGCTCGCGGCACAGCTCGGCGTCACTTCAGGCAACGTGAGCGACTGGCGCAACGGACGCAGGCCATGCCCGGCAGAGCACCTGCACCACATGGCCGAAATGCTCCCAGGCGACCCGACCGCACGCGCGCTGGAGGTCGTGCGCTCTGTGTGGGTAAAGCGGGGTATTGCAGGCCCACATGGCGCCGTGGCGATGCTAGGCTATGGGGCAAGCGTCGTTGCAGCGTTTGCGGCGCAGGCTAGTGACCTAGTGCGATGGACCACTATGTATAGAACGGTCAACTTCGCGAAGCTCGGTCGCTAAGTAGACGGTATCACCCCACGGCGCGACCCACGCGGACACCAGCTCCCCGCCGTCGATCCGCACGGCCTGATGCGCGAGCCCGATGACTTCCAGCAGATCGGCACCATCGAAGCGCACACGCAAAGGCGGGGGTATGTCCGCCGCCGACGCCGCCCAGATGTTGACGCCGACCCCCGCAGACTCGCCCGATTTGAGCATGTACTTCGACAGGTACGACGCGATATGCGCCTGAGTCACGCGCGCTGACCGCTGGCGCTTCGACACGTCGACATTGCCGCCAAGATCGCCCACGACGCCTCGCCAGATAGCCCGAAGCACGTTGAAGGACTTCACCCTGACCCCGTTGCGCGCTGGGAGCTCGCGAGGGAGAGCGTGCGTGCTCAGATGAGCGTGCCAAGCGCCGCGACGCTGACGCTCCCAGGCGACGACATACGAGAAGGCCGGGAGAACGCG